ATTATTAGCAACGCTAGTTTTTCCAGCAGTGACTAATTGTTTACTACCATTACTTGTTGTTTGACTAGTTATGTTAGGTAAACCATTTGCTTGATTAATTTTAATTTGATAAAATTTATTAGCATTTGTTGCGTTATTAGGATCACTACTATTATTATAAGTAGCGGCTGATAAAATTTGATTATTGTTTGATGTAATTAAATTTTGAAAAGTATAACCAGCATCATTAAATTGCATTATCCAATTTTCTGTTGGAACATTACCTGCAGCAGTTAATGCTTTGCTTATTGATAATGATCCAGATGTTCCAATAACAGGCATTAATTATATCCAGTTTGAATTGCTAATACAGTGTATGTATTGGCATTAGTTTTAATAATTTCTAAATCATATACGTCAATGCCATTGGCTGTTCCTATACTTGGAGTTCCAATAGAACTTATCCATAGTGGAGAAACATTAGTGCCGTCAATTTGAAAAGCATTTGCATAATAACCTATATTACCATTTTTGTTTAATAGTCGTAAAGTTAAACTTTGACTGTTAGACATAAATGTATCTAAACTAACTGTAGAATTTCCACGAATATTTACAATAAAGTTAGCAGACGCATTAGATGTTTTATATAAAATACTTTGAGTAATGATATCAAAATTTATTGTTCCGGTAGCAGCATTACTATCTAATACTGTTTTTTCTAATGCTTGTTGAATTTTTGTTGTGCCGGTAGTTACTAGATTACCTGTAAAATTACCTGTATTACCATTTAAATCTACTGAAATGTTTGCATAGTTAGCAGTAACTAAATTTCCATCAAATGCATCAGCAGCAACCTCACCAGTTATAACTGCATTTCCTGGAGAACTAAAAAGATTGCTACTTGTATCAAAAGTAAATCCGGCGCTTGCTTTAAAATTACCAGTGCCATCAGTCATTTGAATTTGGTTATTAGATCCTGCTGCAGTTCCATTTCCAGTTATATTTGCTGTTCCAGGAACAAAAGTTAAATTACCTGTTCCATCAGTTTGTAAAAAATATCCGTTAGTTCCACCTAATAACTTTGTGTTGCTAACATTTCCTAAATTTAAATTTCCATTACTATAATTTGCAGTAGGAACACCACCAAAAGTTCCATTAGCATTATATTGTAAATCTCCTGCATTACCACTCGCAAAAGAAATACCGCTAGTATAGATGTTTAATGATAGGGGTTCGGATTGAACAGTTATACTTGGACTGTCTTGGTTAATTAAAATGTTAGACATGTTATTGATACCTTACAATGAACCCTAATGGTTCTCTGTTAATATTAGTCAAACTACTATTTGCAGTGCTTTCCTTTTCTACTTGTAATGTTACGATAACTAACGTGCTATTTGCAGCATTGTTGGCTAATGCAATATTTGGTATACCGACATTACCTGATCCAGTTATATTATTGCTTATAAACAAATATCCTTGACCTGCATCAATATTGCTCCAATCAGCAATAATAGTATATGCATTAGCATTAGGTTGAACATTATTTAAATTTATGTTTCCTAAATTTACAGTATCTAATGTTGGATAAGTCACATTATCTACTGTATAAAATTTTGCAGACGTAGATAATGTCCAAGCATTAGGAACATTGGCGTTTGCAGCATTACCGTTACTATCTGTAAAATTTAAACCAAATGTATATGCTTCACCCGTATATATTTCTAGACATTGCATTTCGGTTCCTGCAATAGTCATTGTTTTTGCGCCGTTAAGTAATAAACTCATTTTTGTATTCCTATATTATTATTTATATTATTGTTGTCCTAAATATATCGCATATCCCTTAAATCCTGTAATAATAAGATTTGCGCCACTAGTCCAATGTTTTACAGCCATTCCTACATCATTTACTTTAAAATCTTGCTGAACAGTTGGGTCAGCATCACCATCACCACTGCTGACTAAGTAATTTACTTCAAATGTTTGTGGTCTATTAGCAGTTAATGATACTGTTGTAACACCATCATATAATATACGATTAGTTGTAGTGGCGAGATTGCTATAGACATAATTTACTCTTGCGCCAATTTGAAAATCTATGCTTTGACTACATACTGCTTGGAAACTACCATAAACAGCATATACGCCATCATAAACTTGTGATCCACCTGCAATTGTTCCACCACCTAGACCCCACCAACCATAATTTTTGTTAGCAGTTTGTGCGATAGTAAATGCACCTCTTGGATATAATGTTCCACCACTGCTTGCTAGGAAACCGTTAGTTGTGCTTGCTGTTCCTTGAAATGCTGGATAATAATCACTACTGGTAAATGTGTAAGTTTTGTAATAAGGTGTATTAGCAATATTACTATCATCGTATAAGTAGCCGCCTTCTAAGTAAAATATGTCTGGATTACCAACATAATTCATTAAATTAGCACTGACTGGTCCAAATAAACTTGTTAACCAAGTATTATTACCTAAGTGTGGGAAAATATAACTTTGGTTCCAATAAGCACAAATAGTGCCTGGACCTGTAGAACCATTTCCTCCTGGTATATTAATATTTGCCACACCGCTTACATTACTTACTGTTACACCTGCTCCAGTAAAGTTTAGTGTGCCTGTAGTTACAATATTTGAACCACTATCTTGAACCAATATATTATTATTACTTGTTCCATTGCTTGCTGCTGTTATACGTCCATCAATACCTACTGTTAAATTAGTATTTGTATAACTACCTGCAGCAACACCAGTATTACTTAATTTGTTGCTAGTGACACTGTAATCAATTAATGTATTACCTGGAACTGTATTAGGTATTAAAACATTACCATTAACAGTATTGGCAATTAATACATTACCATTTACAGTATTTGCAATAAGTGTATTTCCATTTATAGTGTTAGGTCTAAATGTATTACCACTAAAACCTCCACTAGTTACGTCAATACAAGCATTGCTTAATGGTGTTATAGGAGTTGGCGTTACTGTAAATATTGTAGGACTACCGGTTTGCGTAATTGTTGTTACGTAGGTTCCACCAGCAAGAACACCTGTTCCATTACTTATAATAACATTACTACCAATACTTAAATTTGCTATTGGATCACTTGTAATAATATTGCCATTACTGCTTGCATTACAACTTGTTACTATAACTACGTTTGGTATAGTTGCACCCGTCCAATTAAACAATGCACTACTATTACTGCGTTTGCCTGACGTATTATTACGTGCAGTTACGCTAAAGTAATAATTACCATATGATAGATCATTAATGTCAATACTTGTAGTTGCATTTGATAAAAAAGGATCTCCATTGCTTTGCTGCACTGTTCGATATAATCTATGATCTTGCACATTGCTTGTATCACCATAATTAAAATCCATATACAATACAAGACCATTTGCACCAACATTACTTGTTAAACTAAAACTTTGTGTCCCGTCAGTTAATACAGGATTATATGCAGCAATAGGTGCTGTAGGTTGATCTATGACGTTAGGATCAAGTAATCCTGTATTTGGATTTGGAATAAAATCTTGCACAGGATCATCAGCATAAACTGTATCGTTATATTCAAAGGCTTGCACTAGTGCAAATAAATTACCTTCTGCATCTTTTTCTTCTGCAACTGTGTTTACACGAAATAATTTTCCATTAGCAAAACCACCAGCACTATCCCAACCATACGCTGGATAATCTATGCGTATGACATCACCTGCTTCTAATTGTATACCACTAAAATCTAATTTAAATGAAACAACTAAATCTTCACGACTTTGGAATATTCTACGTGCTGCCAAATATAATGCCTGCACTGCATTGTTTACTAATGGTAATGTAATGTTTAGTCTATTAACCGCTTCATTTTCGCTTAATACACTAGGATAATCAGTAAAAAGATTGATTATTTGATAATCAGTTTGATCCTTAACGTTTGTATTTGGATATGCGACTTCTACTTGATTATACGTATCATTTAAATCAATTGGACTAATGTCTATACCACCAATGATATTACTACTATCTACTAAAAATAGTCCAGTTTCTGTTGGATATCCTGTATAGCGTTTGTTTATGACAACGCGCCATAATCCAGTAAGTTCGCTGTATTGCAGCCAACTGTCGCAACTATCTACAAGAAACTGTAAATTGTCTAAACAGTTTTGTGCAGTGTCTAGTGGACCATTTATTCGATAACGTTCTTGTTGACTATATGGATCACCAGGATTCCAACCAACTGGTTTATAATCTATAAGTTCATCGCTATATGTGTTTAATGCTGTTAAACTTGCATTATCAATACGATTTAATGGTATAGCACAACCATAACGCTCGTTAAGCATATAATCTTTGATTGCACTACCTGGTCTAAACACACCTGTTGTTTGACCACTTTCTGTATTTTGTAATTGCACTGTTAATGCACCAATGCCAGTTGTGCCAGCATCTGTGCTATATCTTACCTTGATGATAGCAAACGCACAATTAGTCATTGTTTGATTTACGCCCCATGCTTTACTTGCAGGGACACCATTTAATACGCTTAAAACTTGTTGTGCAGTAAATATACTGTTGGTAGGACTGCTGCTACCATTATTATATAAGTATATACTTAAATAACCATTTACTCTTGTATCTAACTGTGCTGAACCTGGACTTGCATTATTAGTAATCAATCCTGTGACTGCACCATTCGTGCCAAATTGAACTAACTTACCATCGTAATAAATATCACCGAAACTTATAGTTGATCCAGCACTAGTATTAGTGACTTCTGCTAATGCAACAACTGCCCACATAGTTTTTTGATCACTAGACAACATAGCATCAGTGATTGGTCCACCAATAAATGCTGTGCCATAAACTACAGGTAGTTTATTATCTGTTGATGGTGGTAATTGTATACGACCACCACCATCACCACCTGCTGATGCACGGCTCATTGCACGTTTAGCAATAAGTTTGCTGATACCTATGCTGAGTGCAGTTGTTACAATAAACTTAGCAATAGCACCTAATGTAACTTTTGCTATGACTGCTGTGACAACTTTTGCTACTACTGCTATGACTGGTGCCATTATTCTACTCCACTCAACCAAGTTTTCTCAATGCAATCATAACCAAAGCGTGTAAAATCTATATCAAACATTGGTTTTGCTGCACTGATTGTGTTATAACTTATTCTATTTTGTTGTTTTAACTCATCGCACTTTTCCATATACTCTGTAATAAGCATGTGTCCTGCGCGTGTGTTTCTGTATTCTTTATCTACATACAATAATATCTGATGCATAACATTAGTTGTTGGGCTCCATATATTTGGACTGATAACACCAATCATCATGCCGATTGGATTATCACTTTCTACAACTAATGCTATGCCTAATCCATGTATTATCGTGTTGTATAGACTATTTAGATATTCGTCATCTAGTGGAACATCATACATACCAATATCGCCATCACTATGTATCTTATGCACAAGATGCAGATAATATGGCAGATCAAATTTATTTGCTACTCTTACTTTCATTTGTTTACCTGTCTTGTTCTCTTCCGTCGTCGGTGCCACCTGGGCGACCACCACCACCTCCGCCACCTGGAGGAAATCCACCACCACCAGGCACAACAACTTTGCCTTTTGGATCTTGTCCAAAGTCAAATTGCACACCACTTATGGCATAAACTTGGTTCATGCTTGTATCTGTTGGATCAAAGAACTGCCAACTTTCTTGGTTAGTTTTGCGACCAGCAATACGATTTTCTAATACTGTTTTATAACTGCTTGCACCTACGCTTACTGTAAAGTTATCTTCTTGACCTTCACGTTCCTCTGTAATTGCATAAGTTGTAATGATACCAGTAAATCTGGGGTATGTATTTGTTAATACCATATTAGCATCGTAGAAACCACGCAATACTTCTACTTCACTGCCACGTATCTTTGTGCTTAATACTTGCTGTATGTTATTACCATCAATACCACTTAATGATATGGTAGTATCGCCACTAGTTACACGCAAATTACGATTTTGTGCACCAACAGCAAGTAATCCACCTAATGGTGTATAAACTGTATTAGCAATAGTTTCTTCTTTATAGGCACTGCTAAAAGTCAATACTGTTGTATTTGCAGTATTACCATATTCATTGTATATGGTAAGTTTTACAAACTCTGCGTTTGTAATCTGTGTTACATTTGGTCCTACTTCAGGTATACTTTGTGTCATGCTGTGCCAGTCCATTCATATAATGTAAACGCATCACTAAACTCAATTAATGCATTGTTTAATGTTGACCCATTACTACGAACATAACCACCAGGTATAAGTTTATATGTGGGCATGTTAGGGCAAAACATATTAAATTCGCAGTCATTACCAACAGTTATATTAGAATTTATAACACTTGAACTAATAATATTAGGTCTATTAGTTGTTATAGTCACTGTGCTACCAGTCCCGCGTGTAACTCTTGTTGTGCTTGTAAATGGATATGTATATGCGCCAATCTGTATAAGATCATTTGGCTCAAATAATATTCTTGAACTTGAAACTACTGGTAAATTTTGTAAAATTAATTGATTACCTATAAAACTTAATACACGTATATTGCTTATCATCGCACTACTCATAGTTCCTTGATAACGGAATATCCAACTTAAACATGGATTGTTGCTGAAAGTAACAAGTTCTGGTTGGTATCTGTCAAGCGTATCCAATGCTTCTAACAAATCACGATTGTTATAATAATATAAACTGCTAGGCATTTCTAAAACAAAACGCCAGGGCTGTGTAGTTGGTGTTAAACTTGTGCGTGGTATTTCATTGCGCGTGATTTGTATACCAACAACTTTACGACGATCTATTGTTAGACCATTGCATTTATCTATAATTGTTTGTAATCCTGCCATTTGTTTTTCCTATTAACGTGCCATGTATGGCATTTCACGTTCTGCCATCTTTACGCTTCCTAATAATGATCTACGATTTTCAGCAAACAATTGCGCTACTGATCTTGCATCAATTGCATTAATATTGTTTGTAATGTAATTGTTAGTTACTGGTGCATTAACTGCACCAGTAGCCATACCTTTATTGCCTAATTGATTATTAGGAACTACTGTGCCAGATGCTTGTGGAACAAATAGTTCTGGACCTTTCTCACCAACAATATATGGTTGTCCTGCTTTTGCTGGTCCACCACTTGCTAATCCTGGTATGCTTAATCCAAACGCACCTGCTATTCCACTTATTGCCTTGAATATCATGGCTTTTGCGATCATTTTTGCTAAGTCTGCTAATACGCTACGTGCTAAATCACTAAACTTAAATTTGCCAGTTTCAACAAAGGTATCTATTGCATCACCAATTCTACCCCAACCTTTTTGCACTGCTTCTTGTGCTTGATTATATGGTTCAAACTGTTTAGCAATATCAGCCATTGCTTGTTCTGTTCCAAGTTTAGCATTTTCTTGTGTTGCTCTTTGAGCATTTAATATTTGCTGTTCAGCATCTACTCTTGCACCTGCATACTCATAAGCAAGATTAATTAAGTTTTGTAAGTGATTTACTTCACGTTGATATTCTTGTTCACCAATACGATTTTCCTTACGCTGATTTTCAATAGTTGCTAATTGTTGTGCATATTCAGTAAGTTTATTTTGTAATTCTGTAGTTACTTCTAATATGTTACTATTGCGTTCTAGTTCATCACCATACAGTCCTATTAATGCTATTTGTTCTTGTAATTGTTGTATGGCTAATGTATTATCCAT